TATCCATCAATCTTGTCTCTTTTACATCGAAGAACTTCTTTCCGTCCTTTGTTCTACCACTCTGTTTGATACCTTTATCTGCAAAACTCATATCATTATTTGTTATTGTTCTCCATAAATTCTTACAATCTCCCCACTTACACCAGCCCCAGTATGAAGCTCGTATCTCGCGGTTACGTTTCCGGCTTTTTATTCGTTTCACCTTTCGGGCAAAGTTCTTTTTCATATTTTTACGCATCCGAACATTATCTTTCGTGAAGCAATAGCCCAAAAAGTTAATCCTTCTTCCTCTTACTACGTTTTCGCTTTCTATGCTTTTTGTTCCCATTTTTTGTTTCTGTTCCTATCGGAGCAATACAACTGTTTGCTTTAACTACCAACCCAACTTTTGCACTTTCCCGTTCATACGCACGAATAAGAAACAACGCTTCGGCCTTAGAACGAGCCAGCATAACATTATCATCGCAATATCTATGCAGGCATTTGACACGATATTTCTCCTTCATTGTATGATCTATCCGGCTTGCCGCAAAATTCCCGATAGGTTGGCTTGTAAATGCTCCAATCGGAACACCTCTTCTTCCGTTCAACTTCATTCTCCAATACGTCAACTAACTCTGTTCCGCTGTCATACGATAAAACAGCTATCTCGATCAATTTAATAAATCGTTCATCTTTGAATTTCCTTCTCAATGCAGCAACAATAAGCTCATGAAGAATACTTTGATAGAACTTTTTGAAATCAGTCTTTACGAACCATTTGTATTCCGGGTACCGGTGAAGAAAACGTTTCATTCTCCTTACTCCAAAATGTAATCCCTTTCCCTTGATACACGCACTTGTATCATAAATCAAATTTCTATAAACATCTTCTTCAATCACCCTCATAATTGCATGGTGCAATATACGCCACGGGAAATATTTCTGTTTGACAATATCTCGAACCTTTCCTGCATCACTTTTTACTCTCATTACGCTATAATCCGGTGCCGGAAAATCCAATGTCAGGATCATCAACTGCAAAGCTCGGAGGTCTTCTTCCGGGTGTAGATTATGCCGCCTGATAAAGCGGTTTTTCTTAACCTTCCCATCTTGTGCTTCTTTGTCCGCTTCACGTAAATTATTTATCTCTGCTATACGTTCAAGAATATACCCGGCTCTTTTAGATTTCTTTCCACCGTTTGCTTCTATCCGTTTATTGTCAGCCTCTATCCTTTCCGCTATAATTCTATCAATTTCATTATGCGATAGACTCTTCCAATCAATATCACTTCTTCCAATATTCACTGCTGCTTTGTTTTAAAATTTACACCATACTTCCAATTTTGTCTTGTTCAGACTATTTTAATTATTCCGATAACTGCAAGCTGTTTTTACTTGCTTGAATAATTCGCCCGGAGCTTTCGAGAACCAACCTACTAACACCGCTTGTTGCCTTTCGCAAATTGGGCAACCTTTCCGCATTCTTGATTTTCTGACATCGTAACCAATTGATTACTACGTTGCAACGATATAAATCCTGCAAGGTCATGGCTCGGAGAACTCGCAGATTACTCTACGATAAATAAGTATGGCGAGAGCCGATATTCGCATTCGAGTTCGACCAATCGTTATTCGAGTTCGCATAAGCGAGGCCGCAATTCGCACCGTTATTCGCATTACCGCCCCAAAGAACCAGCTCTTGTTCCCCTCTGCCAACCGTCCACGCCTTTCGGCTTTCGTCCCGTTATCCGTTGCCGTAAAACGAGAAGGTGGACGGGTTTTAATTAATTGAAATTCAAAGAACTAATATTTCAAAATCTATTATGCAGCCATCAAAGATGCACCGCTAACAAATGTTAAATCCCCAAAATACGCAAGGCGAGAGCCGAAATACGCAAGCGAGACCGACCAACCGTCAGACGAGTACGCAAAAGCGAGGCCGCAATACGCACCGGCAGACGCATCACCGCCCCAAAGAACCAGCTGCCCAGTAGTGTTTGCCCATGAATAATCAGCCCAATAAGAAGTGCTGTTTCCACCAATCTTTTTCGGGAAAATATCAAAATGCTCCCCAAGAATTATTTCCTGCACTTGACCGGAAGCTGTCTGACGGGTAGCTTGTCTGTATTCACCATTTGGATGCGCAGCTAATTCAGCAGTAGTCGGTAAACGGTTTCCTTTGTAAATGAAAATTTCCGTTCCACTTTGAGCACTATTGTTGGAACTACCGCAAAATACTCCTTGCAGAAATTCCCACTGCCACCCATAAGGATCTTCTATACCCATCATGTTCACCCGTGAACAATCCACTCCAGTATTACTTCCATTCACCACAGAAATAGCTATTTTGCCCCAATTGTCACCGAGACTCTTTGTTGCGCCAGTTTGCAATGCTGCCGCAGCAGCCCACAAGTCTTTACTGGAGCTACCACCCACACCATAACCAAGTTTGGCTTGAATATTGGTATCTCCGTACTGGGACAGCCCCAACATCATAATAAGCTTTCTCTGATCGTAATCGGTCAGTCCCCATTCCTTACCGTTCACTTGTGCAGCATTCCAAAATGCGTTGATTGTCTTGCTGCCTGCCGGTGCAACTCCTGAACGTGAAACAAGTGCGCTACCTGACATGGAGCCTTTGTATGCACCGATACAGTTATACATTCCACCATTTGCCCCACCAATAAACTCACCGCCAATAGGTAGCATCGAGAGCCATAAGACTGGTACACCACTTACACTGTCAGTCTGTACACGATAATACAAACGTGGCCCTATCCACATCACATGCCCTTTGGTTTCATCCACCGCAGTACCATCAGCAAACACCGCACTATTGGTAGGGGACATTTTAGCAGCCCTTCCATCATTCGTTACGAGATAACGGCCACAATACAACTTGTATTCTGTCCATGCGGCTGTATTACCTATCACACCATAGTTCGTGCTACTTTGGGTTGATTGTTTGATTGGAATCCCCCAAGCCACCTGCCTCAACATTTGTTCGTCACCATTATTAATAGCATTCATGAAGTTTTCCACGGTAATGCGTCTGACACTACCACCAACTTCCACCAATACTGTATTGGAACGCAGAATGGAGGTCACCAATGTTTCATTTCCTAATCCTTTAGTTGCCATAATATTATTTTGTTTTTATGTTAATTAAAATGACATTCTGCCAAAACATCAACATCATATTGAGTCCCGTTTCTGTCAGTTTCCGTTGTTGTTACAGATATAGAATTTGTTGTAGAATGTTTCAAACTCTTCCAGTTTTCCTTATCCATCACATCCATAGTCCACGATGCGGAAGTAGGAGTATAAGTTGATCCAGTAGTCATATTTACAATCTTGGCACTTACAGTAACGGGCTGTCCGGTATCAACCTCTTTGTTAGAAGAAGTTATATAACACACAATCTGAAATTCATCTGCTGTGTCAACAATGCGTACCCCAGCACGTGCTATCGGCTGTGAAGCACTTGAAGACTGATAAACTTCCGCTATGAACAATTGAGTACCATCCACATCACCACGGGTAACAGTTATGCTCTTTTGTCCGTTCTTATCAGTCCAAACCGCCGTGTCCTTATACCATTTTATATAGTAATCGGTAATAGCATTAGCACCGGCATACAGTTTTGTAGTCAGAGTACAACTTGTTACTTTACTTGTTAGCTGCTCGGTACTTGCAAGAATAGCAAGATAATAAGAACTGGCTCCCATGTTCTGAATGGCAATAGGCAGTTCCCCAGTCAAATTATACTCAACACCTGCCGTAGAAGCGACACATGAATAAGTCAATGTATCTCCTGCAATATTCGTTTTGCTTGCCAAGTTTCCGACAATTTTAATGGCACCGGTACTGGCATTCAAAGAGAATTTGCCCGTACTGTCTTTTTTCCAACCTCCACTTTCCGCACCGTTAAAATTTAAAGCCACTCCATTATAAGCCCAACTATGGCCTGACAAACTGACCGCCAACCCACGTGCCGAAGTTACTTTGGGTGTCCGTACCGGCTGATTCGCAGCTATACTCCAATCAGGAGAGACAGCCCCACTTTCTTCATCTACGGCCTGAAACAATGGAATGCCATTATTTTCAAAAGTCAGCATCAGGCTGTCATTGGAACGAAGACGTTTAATCGTGATGCTATTTTGGACACTATAATTTTCTGCCATATTCCCAACCTCCTTCTGATATAATTTGATTCATGCTTGTATTAGTATAAACAATACCGTCCAACAACAGTATTCTATCTTCCAGTTCTCCATCAAGAGAAGGCAGGCACATTACCTCCTTTTCATTCAAGATGATGGATTCTCCCTTTACCAAGTGCCCCAACAACAGAACCCCGGCATCCAAAGCCTTTTCCTTATTTGCTACAACATACCTCATATCAATTATTTATATATATGTTCCCGTTACTGTCCGTATATTCATTTGTCCCATCAGTCAATACAGAGAAAGCCTTTTTTTGCTCGGCCTTAATGTACACGTCCAACCAATCGTCAAGATAAGTTTCACCAATACCGGTTCCATCCAACATTATCACAGTTTTTTCCCCTTCCTGCCATTGTACCCCGGTCTTATTTGCACTGTCCGTAAACCATACCATGCGGATAATCGGTGCCGGTATCGGCACAATTTCGCCATTCCACTGTACCATAGCTATATTCCTATGCAGGATTTCATCAGGATTGATGGAAGCCTGACTTGCCGGTATGCACGTAAATTTTGGATAAACACGATTGACGGAGAATTGCTGTCTTGCAACCTCCTTTCCACCAACCTTCACCAACAGCAAGTAATCCCCCTTCTCGACCAAACGCAAGTCCATTGTCAGGCTGGTTAAGGACAAAGCCACTATTTCATGGTTTGCGGTAGTCAGCATTGTTTGACTTGATATGCTGTTCACCTGATAAAGTTCAATTGTATATCCGGTAGTTATTTTATTCACTCCCTTTGTTACCATAAGTGGAATGGTGCGCTCGTATGAATTTTCATCCAAAGCTGCATTCCTATTGGCCGTAGATGCGGAAATCAAATTGTTGGCTACCTTGTAATCATACAACAAAAGCTTGTCAAGAAATGGATTGTACTGGATTATCTGACTATCCCCAATAGACAAACCGTAGGTATCTTCACTCTTATCTACCGTTGTCAACATGATAGAGTCAGTCTTAACGGGAATATTCACCCCAAGCCGGGTATCAGCTATCAGACCTTCAAAATACAACTCAAAACTTTCACCCGGAGCCACATTTCTGCTTATGGTAATGGCACCGCGTGTATCTCCAACCGTATCTATACTGTACTTCCCATTCCATGAACTGATTGCAGAAATATTCTCTCCATTAGCAAACCAGTTCATTTCTGCCAACAAAGAATTAACATAAGGCATATCCCAGCTACCGTCAGCGGCATTCGCTATGACTTCCGGTAAAATCACCAGCGGAGTACCCCCACGGTCAGGATCATATTCATTTGCCACCGGATTATAGACCTGATTGGCCGGACTGTTCGGTGTCATTATCTTCAAGCTTACTGCAATCGTAAGCGGTTGAAACTCTTTTCTGATTCTTTTCTTTTCACTCTCTATCATATCGTCACAATTGCTTCTACTGATGCAGTATCATTTGTTGCCGTTATGGTAAACAAGGTACTTACCACTGTTACTGAATTATTTCCTAAATCACTAATTTCCTTTGTGTTATGTATCGTTATTGAACCGTTGAAATCTTTATGCTTGATATTCCAAGCTTCATCATCGGCGGTATCTCCACTATCCCTTCGGATAGCCCATTGTCTAACTGTGTCTGTAATATCCTCCCAACCTTTAAAGACCTTGCAAGTAATTTCCATTGATTCACCATAAGCAAGAAAATTGTCACCTTGCGTATCAATCTCAATGCGTACTGGTGCATCTATCTGTAACTGTTCGATTGTGCCGGTCATATAAATGTTATTCAGATAAGCGGAATAACCGGTCATATCCAACCCGAAGATGTTGAGATTGCTCAAATCCCCATCCTGCATTGCAACCATACTCTTTGTAAACTCCCAGTCATTTACCCCTACCAAGAAACGGCGGTATGTCCTCGTCTCATAAGCGGAAGTCTGGCGTTCCTTGTTTGTAAAGTTGCCATAAGCGACAAAATGCAAAGCCTCACACGGATGGAAAGAATATTGCCAACGATCAGAAACACCACGAAGCACATAGCGAAACCTTTTGTTTGTTCCGGCATCCAATATTTCTGTAATACGAAAATAGATTGTACAGAAACCGGCAAACATACGGTTGCCACGGCTATCATCTATATCAGATACCGCATTATTCCCCAGCGTTTCATAGTCATGGAAATACCCCATGCAAATATCATCCACAGCCACAGCACCTATTTCACCGTCTTGTAATTTCAAACTTATTGTCCCGGAACGTAGCAAGTTACCATCAGCATCATAATCAGGCTCAACACTCTCTATAATTCCAGCACCGGGAGAACGCCATTTGTCACCAAGCACAATTTCAGCACGGTTAAAACGCAATTCCGGCACCTCTAAAAACCTGCGTAACGTGAGGCTTTCCATATACCCACGTCCCATGCTGTCTATTTTCGCCCCAAAGCCGGTCAAACCCTCTGCAAAACCGCTTGCACCAAAGATAGCACCGGCTAAGAAGCCGATAAGCCCAGCTGCCGTATCATTGTGGGTGCGCGAAAGAAAAAGCTGATTGCCCAGTGAACGGATGATAGACTGTATCTGTTGGGTATTCAAGCCACCGGTTCCCTGCCCACCACCTGCAATAGAGTCTATCTGATTTTGGATTTTTTCAAGCGATCCAACAGCCTTTTCCTCCCGAAGTGTCATAGTGTACTTCGGTATCATATTTTCTCCCTCTTTGATAATAAGGGTATCAATAATGATGCTGCCTTCAATACCAAGATCGCTATCAGTGAATAGCATCAAGTCCCCTTCTTTCAAAGTATCATGTATGCTTGCTTCCCCCCTTGCAACAGCCTCATCATGTTGGCGTGCCATGAAAATATCATCCACCTTCGGTTCATACGAATAGCGCACATAGTCATTCTTTGCAAGATATTTTTTCGCGGTAGCAAGCAACCGTTGTGAAGCGGCCTGAATATAAACGTCCGGCATATCAATATAAAGCAGGACAAACTTGTCACCGGACTTTATATTGTAATCCTTGTATGGGAAATATAATTTCAGACTTTCATCATATACACGGTTACAAGTCAGCACATATTTATTGCCCTTCTTCTCACATTTGGTTATTTCAAAATCCCGGCCACCACACATGCCGTTTTTCATGCTAATGGTGGCTGTTTCAGAAGTTAGGTAATCGTTTATATTGAAACCAACATCTTTTAGCGTTATTGTAAAAGGTGGGACATCTTCACCTTCTTTCAGGCTATCCATTGTACCATCATCTGTCAGTTGTTCGGCATCAGCCACTTCGTCAAGATTGCCATTATCCCCGGCATCCAACGATACATAAATACCTGCATCTTTCAACTGTTCGGCGGTCATACCTTCCATTGAAGGACATATTTCTTCCAAATCACCGGTACCGTCAAAATAAACACTCCCTTCCCGAATGCCAAGCACAGCAATATTCTTGCTGTCAATATATGGATCAAGCGTTGTCTTAGGAAAATCAGGTAACATCAGATTTTCCACGGCCATGTTATTCGGCAAATAATTGGTAAGAGAACTGTTTGAGAGCTTATTATAATACCGGTTAGGCATATTTCTTGTACTACCGTATGCACGCAATCGCGTAATAATCTGTTGATCCGCATCGGCTGTACGTTGAATTTCGTACAAACCGTTTCCACGTCCATACTTGAAAATATTGCCCACAGCAATACCGGCAGTACCGATTGTTATTGTTCGGCCACGAATAACAAAGTTCGCACCAAATTTTGAATTGAGCAACTCCAATGCGCCCCATACCTTTATATTGTTCACATCAATGTTTACATTGGTAGTGCTCACATATTCAGGGTGTACGACAACCGTCCATTTTTGTGCTCCGGTATATATACGGTCAAGATTTACTTGAACACGGTCTGCCAAATCTTGTATAGACGAAGCGAAGAAACTGAACTTTGGCAAAGAAGTGAAGTGTATCTGATTATCACTTTTCACATAATCAAGAAAATCACATCGCGTCAATTCATCTCCCGGCCAGTTAAACTTTATGTTATCATAAACAAACGCTTCTCCCGAAGTTTTTCTTGCCGCCTTTTTTAATGCCGTAGGATCATAGTTTATCTCAAACTTCTCGCCACGGTACATAACATAGTCACCTATCTCAAAAAGAATGGGCACGGCACTTTTCAGAGTGCTTGTCACAAAACATGCACCCATCCATGTACCATTATACTCCAAACTTTTCAGCGTACAACGTACCGTATTGCCAGTTTTATCATAAACCTTCCATGCCATACAGCTATACTTTTTCAACCAATGCAACTATCTTTGTCGGTTCCGCAACACTATACGAGGGGATTATTTGAGTTCGAGGATCAGTTACTCTAAATTTTACCGGGAAGGTCAAGACTTCATCCATATTGGACTTGTTAAATTCAAAATCTCCAACCTCCAGCAAGTAAAGTCCTTGTCGCCCGATACCCGTGTGCGAGTTATATATTTTCAAAGTGGCACCGTCACCATTCTCTCCCGTAAGATAGTTTTGAAAGGCCATAATTTTATCGTATGCAGTACCCAAATCCCCCTTATAGCACATCTCGGCCTCCAAGTCGTATGCTTTTAATGGTAGCTTGTCGGGTATGTAAGTATCTTCACCGTCTTCATCCGACCAATCCCGTTTGGGTAAATCTTTCGTTTCCCCACCCGGCTTGAACGGAAATTCAGTGCACACAATTCCAAAATGCACCAAGCTGTCTTTGACCGGAGCATTCTCGGTAGTTTTCTGCATCAAAATAGAATACGGTTCGTTCATATCCACATATTAAAAAAGAGCTTGCCGCAGAGATATTTAGTCTCCACAACAAGCTCTATGGCCTTATATTTTAATCTTATTTCAACGCAAATATAATTGTATTTTCTATATAATCATAGAAAATAATACCATAAAAGCATTTTTTAGTAGATTATTATACTCAACCCTAACTTGCTTCCACGTGTATGTTGAAAAACATAAAAAATATCATTTGTCATAATTTTATTTATTAATACTTTTGTATTTAATTATAAAAGAGGTTATTATATGTTAGGAGTTTTAGTTTGGATAGTAGTGATTCTTCTGATCTGCTTTAGTGTTACTGGGTGGCATTGGATTATATTTTATGTAGTCATACTACCATTTTCAACATTGCTATTTTTCTTCTATGTCGATTTTCCCGAAAATCGTTTTAATATAAAAAGATTCAAGAATGACATAAAATATTTATTAAATAAATTACATAAGAAATGAAAAAAAATATATTATTCTTTTTGCTTTATACTATTATGTGTTTTACTTCCTATTCGCAGAACAAACAGATTAGTTATTCATCTGTAAATGGGCTTGTAACTTACGACAATGGTTCAGGTACGAAAGCCGATATTGGTGCAAAATTATATATTATACCATGTAAATATTTCAAACAAGATATTGAATTAAAAAATGACTCTATACAAATGGGGTATGAATCTTTGTTACAATACATCAAATGGAAAGAACTTGTTGGGCAAGAACAAGCAATAGCCAAATTAAAAGAATATGACTTTTACATTTCCGCTGAAGAACAAATTAGGAGAGAAGGTGAATTAGCTATATGTTTGGTTGATATTCTCAAATCAAATAAAGTAAAATATAGTTGTACGATTGACAATACGGGAAAATATAAAACTACAATCCCTTATGGTAATTATTATTTTATATTTAAATCCGCAAATAAAAGCGTAGATAAGTCTATACTTAATGGTCGTGGAACATATAATATTTATAAAATCAAATTATATTCTAAATATAAAGATATTAGTACGTCTTTTAACGCTGACTACCATTAAATATTGAGCTAACATAATCTGGCTAATGTTTTCGCGTATAAATTATAATTAGGCTGGCTCCAAAGTCAGCCCAATTTTATTTTGTGCATTTTGCCACTCTTAGCCAAAAGTATTCAGCTTTCGAGATATTTGTTAAGCGCATCTCTCAATTTACGAATTTCATCATTTGAAGATACTATTTCGGATATTTCATCTTCACATGCGCAATCGCACATTGAAATAAGCATACCTTTTATGCCACCTCCCTTTTCTATTTTAGCATCTTTTGAGAACATTTCTATCGGGAGAAACTCGACTACCCCTCCGCTGTCAAAACTTACCGAAGCCGCAGCGTTTTTCTTTTCCCATTCCTCCACCTCACTACATGACATATAAGCCGTTTGACAATTTTCTAATTCTGGCTTCTTTTGCTCTATCATATCTAAATAGAACTGTATAGCCATTAAACCTTTCTCTGTTACCGTATTGTCTTTTGCAATAAGACCATTTACTTTGAATGTTTCTACAACGCATTCTTTGTTGCTCATAAATTCTACTAATTCCATATTGATTTATTATTTATAGTGGATAAAATTTGTATTTTCTTGCTGTAATTGGAACACGGCAGGATAGTTCCTTTTTGAATATTGTTTTCTAAGGTATGATATTAAATTATCGAAGTTGGTAATGAATCCCTCGTTGATTAAATCAGCCACCTTCTTTTCAAGCTGCCACAGTTCGCGTTGTTTGCTTTCATCACCCTGCTTGTTGCGAAGCATTTTCTCATGTGAGTTAAACACAACCCAATTCAATGCTTCCCCAACCTTTTGCATTGCTTTCGGCATAAACTCTTTAGGAACTATCTTCTGAACGGCAGAGCCAAGTTCTTTGTAAGCATCCCCGGCATCGTTTCGATAGCGAATCATTTCATCGTACACAAACCGTAATACTTTGACTTCAAAAGCCGGATTTATCCACATAGCAAATTTGATAAACAGAAGCGGATTCATCCAAACTTTATCGGGTGTTTTGCCTTCTTTCGTATTTCTACCCTTAACTTTTATAAGTAGTTGATTTTCACCAATGAGCATTTTTGCTCTATGGCTTTCATCCTCTGCAAGAGCTTTCAAAAACTCTGATGTATTATCAGATTCTAAGAATTTACTCATTTGCCTTCTCGGATTCCCTTCTACATTATTCCACTGCCGAAGCAATTCAGTTCCGTCAAAATAACCATCACTCGTGCGCTGAACCACAGAAAAACTATCAATGTATCGCACCATTTCTTGATTTGTTTTCATATTATAAATTTAGATTTTACTTAACAAAGATTTCTCCCTTTTACGGGAAAGTTCACGCTTGTTTTCTTCAAGTTCTTCCCAACGATTAATAATTTTGGCTCGTAAGTTTGCATCATAACCACTTGCGAGAAGCAAGCAGTCTTTTTTAGTGAGAAGATAATAAGGGTCTTTTCTTTCTGCGTTATTCCCTAACTTTGTGATTTTGAACATCAATTCAAAATTGAATTTATGTTTTTCTTCCAGTTGTTCAAGGATATTGCGAATATCTCGCATTACATTTGAATGAGTTTTGCCCGTAATTTCCGCAATCTGTAAGGAGGTCATTGTTCTTTTTTTACCTTTTCCCTCATCAATAGGTATTAACTGATTAAAATTTTCCATATCTTTGCACTATAAAGTTAATGTTTTCCCCATCAGCGGCTCGGACATCTCCGCTTTTGGGGAATTATTTTGTCCGATCTTGTAGTAGGCAGGGAATCGAACCCCAATACGCCATTACTCGTACCTACTGAACCCTCCTTAATATAATAGTCACACTTGACATAATAATAAAGAGAAAGGGCAAATCCCGATGAAGCCTAATGTGGTTGCCTGCCTCAAAGAGAATGCCCTATAATATTTTACTCCAGTTCATGACAACCACGAAATGAACCTAACAGCATTGTTTCCGACACAAATATAAAAACGATATTTTCACCATACAACAGACTAAAAATCAGAAAAATAAATTCGGTAAACATCAGTAACAAACGGTAAGAATCGGTAAATAAAAACAGTTATATTTACTCTAAAATTTAGACATAATATAAATAATGCACGTATCTACCGTATTGTGACAAGATGTTGGTTGCAATTTATGATACCGTTCAAATAATTTAGAAATATAAAATACTGTAAATAAATATATTGCAGAAAACGTGTTAGTCCCTATTCTTTTTATATCTTACCATAACATTGCCTTCGGATTCTATTTTACAGTTTCCACCATGAACATATACATAAACTTTAGCCACATCGCTTTGCCTTACATGTAGTTTAGCCCGATCATATACACTCACAAAAACTTTGGCGCAATCTTCCACTTCAAGAGTCAATTCACTATCATGGCGCAAATGGAGAGTAGCGGCTGTAAATTTACCGAAAGAAAGTTTGCCTGAACATTTACCGTTCAGTACATATACACCATTGTTGCCTCCGGTCACTGGTTCATCAACAAAAATAAGGTTTTGATGAAGCAGACTCCGGTCAAAATTACCTTTTATATATTCCACTGTCGGATAATCGTGTTCAATACAAAAATCAATACCCCGTATATACATTCCGATCAATTCTTGCTGGCTTTTATTATTTTGCCAGTCACCTTGCCATTGTGTGCAGAGGCCATACGATACGGCATGGCCTCTCAATTCACTATTTAATCTGTTCATAATCATACATTAAATTTGTTTACACCGTTTATATTCCTATGCAGTATATCTCTGATTTCTTCCACAAATTCCACATTCTTTGCTGTATTTATCTGTATCATTGTCAGTTGTTGTAATTGCGCTTGTGCTATTACATTATAGGCCGGGAACAATTCTTCAACCAATCTGCGCACATACTCCCGTTTGACACTCACGTCAGCCCGGATTGCATTTATATAAGAAGCCAAAAGGTTAGCGGTATTTTCAGTAACATTCTGTATGCCTTTAGATAAACCACTTCCACTGTCTTCTTCCTCTTCCTTCATGCTGATACCATATTTCTTTTCCATATAGTTATTCAGTTTGTCAAGCATGGAATAGTAATCATCGGTTTTCTCACTGACCCCCATTAGATAGTCCGCAATACTTTCTAACTCCCTTTCGTCAAGAGAGAAATCCTTGCCGAAATAACCACTCATTCCATCCTCACCAAAAAGCATCTTTTGAAGCTGTTGCATGGCCGGTTCCAAAATACTTATTTTGAGAATGGAGTTCATAACATCACCCATAATATCGGCAACCTTATTTTTGAAAGCTTCAGCACCATCTTCGCCTTTCTGCCATGCCTCATACAAGGCATCTCCCAACTGCGAAGCCCAGTCTTTCAAATTAATGCCATAAAGAGATTCAGCCGTTTCTTCGGCAAAATCCTTTATTTGCTGTTTCATCTCCGCAATCTGATTCTCATAATCAGCCACTTTGCTATCATCCGTCTTCTTCTTGTCAATTTCGGCTTGCCGCTGTTTCTCCAACTCTGAAAGTTGTTCTTGCATCAAGGCACGTTGATACCCGTATGCACCGCCTTCATCGTATGCCGAAACACGTTTTTGAAGTTTTTCCGCTTCCTGCTTATATTTCTGCAAAGACATCAAATCGAAGATGTTGATCTTCCCCTTATTGCGTATTGCCTCAATCTGATTATTTAATTGATTCAACCGGGTACGGTCATTTTCTGCATCTACAAGTTTTAGTTCCGTGCCACTGCCCAAGAAACGTTCAAGAATACCGTCAATCTGTTCGTATATATACTGCAACTGTTGAGCACGAAGTTTACTTTTTTCAATAGCCTTATCAAGCTTTTTGTCATGTGCTTGTGCTATCTTCCCAATCCAGTTTACAGCTTCACCGGCAGCGGCAGCAATACCACCAACTATTCCACCTTTGGCGAATCCCTGCCCGATATTGCTTATAGAAGACATGGCATCCTGCACATTACCCATTGTATCGGCCATACCCTCATTGCCCAAAGCATCGAACATGGAAGACATCTGTCCTGCAAAATTGCCGACAAGATCAGCACTTTCAGCGGCACTTTCTCCCAACCGTCCGATTTTCTTTTCCAGTTTGTCGCTGTCTTTTTCAGAAGTAAAAAGTTCTTTTACATTCTTCGCTAAGGTTTTGAATGGATTTACAGCCAACTGTGCATCTTGCAACTGGGGGATGGCTTTTATCAATTTATCCAACAAAGAATAAGCACCCTTAACATTTTCAATACTACCATCATCTTTCGTAAAAAAAGAAGTAAATCCATTGGGCTTTCCATCGCTATCATAGGAAACCTTTGCATTATTCTTGATTTCCCTTGCGATACGTTCAGCCTCTTTCAAATCAGAGAATGAACGTTGCTCTTTATCTCCAAATATTTTCTCCCATTCAGGTAACAATTGTAATAAGGTCGATTTTAATTCAATCAGCTTCTTATTATATTCATCAAGATAAGCCTTCTGAACATTGTTTAGACCTGACGTATCACCAACCAACTCCCCATTTTTTCCGACACTTAATCCAGTCTTTGATGCGTACTGTTCACTTAATATTCGTATCTTTTCTATCGTTGATCTTGCATTGGCAATAACCTTTGTATCATCAAGTGCAATACTTACCTTATCTTTCTCAAATGCCTCTTTAGCATCCTTCCACACCTTAAAAAATTGCTTATATAATGGGCTGTCTTTACCTCCTAATATACTTTCTGCTTCATCGTCACTCAAAGTGAATGGAAGATCAACAGCCTTTTCTTTGAGTTTCTTTTGTACTGTATCTATTAAATATTGCGCTTCATTCTCATAATCAGTCAAAAAACCAAAAGCATAAGTTGAAGCATCCTTCTTACTTGCACCGGCATTGATAAGCTGCTTGTATATATCCCATTTCTTTGAAACATCAGACACGTACCTTTCAAGTTCCTTTGTGGCCTTATCCGAAGCTTCTTTCATAGCGTTGGCATCAATATCCCAAAGCACTTTCCGTATAGAGACTTTCAATTCCCTACGCACTTCGGTCTTATCGTCAAGCTGGTTAAGGATCTTATTCAATTCATCCCGATAATTTACAATATTCACCGGTTCTTTACCTTTAAATAAGG